CCGCCTCGAGCCGTTGCCGGGCAAGCTTCGCATGGTTGTTGAAGGCGTCATTGGACCTATCGGCATGGAATGACCGTGCCAAACTCCTATATTTCATATCCATTGTTCCGTCTCTCTTTCCCGATTAGGCTCTTAGTTATAGAAACTATAAGATAAGGAGAGAAATAAGTCAAATAAATGTAGCTGATGGCCTAATTAATATCAATTAAATCGCGATCGGACATGAAAAACGAAGGCGCCGCACGGCACCACATCCGGCTTTACGCCGGCTCGTCACCGTCCCCGTCGAACTTGTGCTCGTCCTCGTAGGCAACGATGTCCATATCGCCTCGCTGGAGTTTTCGGAGCGTTTCAGCCACTCGTGCCTGCTCGTCATCAACAACAAAGCGCTCGCCAGCGGGTTTCTTTGTTGATGCGGTTTGTTGTTCGAGTTCCATACGTCTTGCCTCGGTGATGATCTCGCGCAGGGTTTGCACCGGATCGGCACCGCAAGCGTCGCAAATGGCCAAATATTCCGACATCCTGACCGGGGCCTTGAGGCCTAGCCGTATATCGCGAATGCGGTTGTAGCTCACAATGTCCCCTATTTTGGCGGCCATTGTGCGGTCTGAATATCCGCTTTGCTTGATGAGCTGAGTCACTTTTCTGTATGCAGCTTGATCGAGAACGGACCACGAAAATTTTTTCATGAACTAATTCTATACGCGACACGCTATCACATGCAAACAATGCTATCACGTGCTATCTTAAAACCGTCGTTAGATAGCACGTGATAGCAGAGGTGGTTGAGATGGCACGGATCGATTACAGGAAGATTCCGGTCAGGGAGCTGTATCTGTACATGAATCTCGTGATGGGTTTCTGCACGGATATGCGTCGCCTGTTGCGCGAGAGGAATCTGACCGCCGAGGCAATTGACAAGTACGAGATGACGGCGGTCAACAACCTGATTGTCGAGGTCAACCACCGATCGCAGGCAGCACCTGAGCAGCAGTCAGGCCCCACACCACAGCGTTCACCCCGACCTGAGCGATAAGAGGAACCATGAACTGCTCATTGAACTTTTCCCACACGGGATGCTTCTTCGTTTTTGTTTCGGCCACTCGCAATGCGTTGCACAGTCGGTCGAACGCCACCGACAGCTTGAAGTCGCCGGTCAGCTCGTATTCGTCCAACGCTTCGCTGGCTTCGCGAATCAACCGGGACAAGTACGCCAGCAAGTCGGAGGGCAGACTGTCATCCGCACGGACGCATTTGACGGCTTCCTCGATCATGTTCCGCATTTTTTGCCGGGCATCCTCGGAGTACGAGACGGTGGAAGCCGATAGTTTTTCGGCTACGGATTGCAATCCCATGAGATCGCCGTCGGTAAGTTTCTCCTGCGTTTTCGTATGGGTGAACATCGACATGTCCCACTGCAGTTCATCAACGTCCATGAACGTGTTCAATGCCGATTTCTTCCACCGTTCAAGGCATGACCTCATCAGATGCACATCCACACCCATGGACTCCCATGAGTCAATCGCTGACTCGACTTCGCTGAGGGCTTGCACGACATCAGGAAACCGATACCCCTGCCTGTCGGCTTCGTCAGTCGTCCCGGCCTCGAAAAAGCCAATCAGATACTCAGCTGCATTCACCGTAACCACCAATCAGTCAAAGGAACTAGCACATGTCTAACCTACCAGCAGTTGAAGCCACGAAACGTGCCGTGCACGACACCCGCACCCGAGTGCTCCTATCCAAAACCAAAATGACCAGCATCGCCGAAGCCTGCGGCCGCAACCGCATGACCGTCGCCAAATGGTTAGACGGCGACGACATCAGCCTCGCCGCATACATCGCCGCACAACAACTCTCAGGCGGCGACCCAATCGAAACACTCGCCAACGCGCTCAACGCCGACAACACCGATCCCGCGCTCGCCGCCGAGAACATCATCCCGGCGCTCGCCGAAGGAGGTGCGAAATGAGTGGATATAAGGCAACCCCTGCGGTGCAAGCGCAGGGGTGTGGTCACGGCCCGTTCTCAGATCTGTTCGAAGCTGATGGGGCATCCGGGCGTCCAGTACGCAGTTACGTCGTTCCCGGAATCCGCGAGCTTGCCGCTGAAGACGACCCCTCCTTGCGTCCTGGTCGACGTGGTGAGCTTCTGGGAGATCGCCTGCGTTTCGGCGTCGTCGAACGGTCCGATCAGCTCGTCGTTAAAACGGATATTCCATTGCGCCATGTAATCACCTCCCTTCTTTGCGTGGGTGCCCTCATTGTCTCGCTCGAACTCGCCGGCAAGGAGGTGAAGTGATGGGAACCGTCAGCACCCGCATTGAAGAAGGGGACGGTTTCAAAGTCCTGAGATACGGGCTCGGAAGCATCGTTCTCATCATCGGCTATCCCCAGTCGGAAAGCGACCTGATCGACGCGCGAGATGCCATCGCCAAACAGTTCGATTACGAAATCAGCATGAACGGGCGACGGCACGGCGGACATCGTTCCGTCCGCGCCGCCGCCATGCCGGAGTCAGTCGTCGATCTCAACCAGCGACCACCACAGGGCGGCACGCGGATTGAGATAGATAAGAGACCCCTCGGGGACACCGAGAGCCCGACCTCGAACCGAAACCACGCCACCCGACGCGGCGGCGCTCTCCAATTCATCGAGAATCTTCGACGGATACTCTTCTCCCGCTAAATCGACAAACCGTCGCTTATCGGCGGTCGTCTCAAACACGAGTCGATACGTCATTATTCTTCACCTCCTCTCATTGCTGGTAGTTAGGCAATGTCCAGCTTAGGGGAGGTGGGCCAACGCATAAAAAGGAAGAAAACCAATGAGCGAGAAACTCACCATCGCGAACCCCGAGGACGGGAACCGTCCCCTCTCCTATCAGGCTCTCAGCCACGGCATCGACGAAATCCGTTTGGGTGACATGGGCATCACGGACGCGGTGTGGCGCGGGCCGCACAGCGAGCTCGTGGCGTTGGCCCGTCGAATCCTCGACGCGGAGGCCGGACGATGAACGCCCGGGATTACGGACAGCACGCGAGCGGCTACCGCAGGCCCGAGCTCGACGAATTGCCTCGCGGCTTCATGGTCCGGTTGATTCTCTGGGCCGTGGTTTTCGCCTTCTGCATCGGCTGGGTGATGTCGCACGCCGGTTGCGCGCATCCCATCGGCAATGGTTTGGCCTCCCTTGTGGGATTCGGTTGCGCGCCATTGCGGCTCCTGTGCCTTGTGCTGAGCGAGGCGGGAGTCGAATAACAGGCTTGCCGGGGTTCCTGTTCTTTCCTTCCCCGGCAATCGACAAGGACAGTCGTTAACACCATCGCGCCGCGCTCGGAGCAGCGGGTGTGGCGCATGGGGCCGGCAGGTTCGCCCCCGCTGGAGATCACGGTGTCATGTACGTGGCAAACAGCGGGAAGCCGTTCGATTCGGCACGGTCCACCCCCCATATCCACCGACATCGAAGGCCCCTCATACGGGCCGGAAAGGAGAACCATGGCCGACGAAACAGAACCCGCGATGTTCGACGCGTTGGAAAAGGCGCTGATGCCGTTGAACAGCGCACGCCAGCTGGCCGAGCTCAGCGGCATCGGCGAATCCACGCTGGCCGAATGGCGCGGAACGCACACGGGACCCGCCTACGTGAAATCCGGCCGCCGCGTCCTCTACCCGAAGGAGGCCGTGCTCGGCTTCATGCGCGCCAACCTGCGCGAATGCAAGAAGGCCAGCGCATGACCGGCCAGCCGAACGACTACGAGCATCGCGCCGAGGGCGAGTCCACGTTCGAATGGCCGTTGGATTCCGCGGGGATGCGCATGAGCGCGGGCGAACTATTGGACAGCCTGCTCGCCACCATCCAGCATCTCAACCGCACGGACGCATGGCCACTGACCATACTGCCGCCACGCTGGACGGACGTGATGGTCGACCGGGAACGCCGCCAGATCTCGGCGGTCTGCCTGTGGAAACGAAAACCAGCCAAAAACCATAAGGAGAGATAGATGTGCGAGAAACCCGAAACCGAAACCGAAACCGTGACGCCGCGGGTGGCCTTCGCCACCATATTGCAGTCGCTGGTGGCCGAGTCGCCGAACAAGCCCACGCTGCCCGTGATGCTGTCCATGCTTGACCAGGCGATGGATCATACCGGGCTGCGACTGGAGCTCGCCGCCGCGCCGGCGGACCATGAGGACGATGTGGCGAAAGCCAGCCGCCGCCTCTCGCGCAGGGCGTATGACATGACGAGCCTGCTGGCCGACGGCGCGGCCGGCGCCGGCGACTGGGAGCTGTTCGACCTGGCCGACGAGGCGCGTTCCGCCGCCGTTGCGCTGCTGCGCGCGTTGGATGGTGATGCGTGATGGCGGGAGAGACCGTTCTTACCATCGTCGGCAACCTGACCGCCGACCCCGAGCTGCGTACCACGGGCGGCGGGGCGACCGTGGCGAGCTTCACGATCGCTTCGACGCCGCGCAACTGGAACCGGCAGGCCAACCAGTTCGAGGACGGGCAGGCATTGTTCATGCGCTGCTCCGCATGGGGCGACATGGCCGGCCATTGCATCCAGTCCCTGCACAAGGGCATGCGCGTGATCGCCACCGGCCGGCTGAAGCAGCATTCGTATCAGACGCAGGACGGCTCCCAGAGAACCGTCATCGACATGACCATCGATGAGATAGGCCCCTCGCTGCGGTACGCGACCGCGCAGGTGACGCGCGTGCAGTCCGGACGCGGCTACTCGGGCGGCAGCACGTATGGGGACCCGGCCAAACCCGCCAACGGGCAACAGGGCTGGCAGGACGGCTCCCCGACTCCCGCGCAGAACCTCGGCGCTCCCGAAGGCGACCCGTGGGCGCAGGCGCCGGCCACGACGCCCGGCACCGCGTTCGGCGTTTCCAACGATTTCCCGTCAAACGATTCCGACCCCGAATTCTAAGGAGATTCAATGTCACGAAAGAAAAAGACCGATGGCGTGCAGGACGCGCTGATACCCGACGAGATCACGCCGCTCATGCTGCTCGCCCTGACAGCCAAGGCGTCACGTATGAAGGACGCCGCGGCCGCGTTCCGCATCGCGGCCAGCAAGATGCTCGACCTGGCCACCAAGGATGAATACATCGAAAAATACAAGAACATCGACCCCATCACCGACGCCTTGTACGACGCCTGCGATCTCTCGCAGCACATCTTCGACGCCGCCAACGCGGTCAACGACCTCATTAACTATCCGGTCGAGGCCCGCGAGCGCGTGGTGAAGGCGGATATCGAGCGCAGTTTGTTGGATCCGTGGCGTGATTTGCCCACTTCGGGTGGGGATGTGGATCCGGATACCGGTGAAATCAAGGAGGACTGAATCATGAGCAAACGCAAGCACGGACGCCAGCAACTGGAGCATGAGCGCCAACGCCGGCGCAGGAAGCGCATGCCGCACCTGCCCGCACACCAGAATCTATCGATCAAGGAGCAGTGACCCGATTCAGTGGCTATCAACATCATCGATATCAACGTAAAGAACCTCATCCCGAACCCGAACAACCCCCGCAAAGACGTGGGCGACGTCACCGAGTTGGCCGACAGCATCAAGGAACAGGGGTTGCAGCAGGCGCTCGTGGTCACCCCCGACCACGAGGAACACGGCGAGCGCATGTTTCGTGTGGTGATCGGTCATCGTCGTTTGGCGGCCTGCAAGCTGGCTGGCATTGAGCGGGTGCCGTGCATTGTGCGCGAAATGGACGTGAAAACCGAGCGTGAGCTGATGCTGGTGGAGAATTGCCAGCGTTCCGATTTGACGCCGTTGGAGGAGGCTGACGGGTATCAGGGACTGTTGGACCTTGGTGCCGGTGTGGGTGAGCTGGCGGCGAAGACGGGGCGTAGCGAGTCGTTCGTGCGTGGCCGGTTGAGGATCGCGCGCATTCCCGCCGAGGTGCGTTCCGGGTCGGATGCGTTCGCTCAGTTGTCGCTTTCCCAGTTGGGTGATCTTGCGGAGTTCGAGGCTTATCCCGACATGATGGCTGAGTTGGCTTCGATGGCGGGCACCAAGAACTGGGATTGGAAGCGTGGCCAGCTGCGGTCGCGGGTTCGCGTCGAGGCGTGGCAGCAGAGCATGAGAACAGTGCTTGAAGCTCTGGGCCTGACTGTGGATGTCTCGGCTTCGACGTGGACGACGCCGGAGGGCTACCGGTATTACAACACGTGGAGCGGCGAGCCCGACGAGTTCAAGCAATGGTATGGGCAGTGGCGCGAGAAGAACCCGTACGGACAGCCGATAATCCGGTTCAGCGACTGCACCGTATTGTGCTTCCCGCAATTGTCGCCTGAGGAGATCGCCGAACGTGACGCCAAGAGCGAGCGGAGGGAACGGGAGAAGGCGGCATTCCAGGAGGCGCTGGCCGCCCGCAAGGAATTCGACAGGCTGGCGTACACGCTGCGCACGGACTGGATCAGGAAGCACGCCACCGGGTTCAACGGCGGCCTGTTGCGCAAGGCCACCACGCGTCTGAGCCTGCTCGCGCTGACCGGCACCGAACTCTGCCACGGACTGATCAGCGGCGCCTCATGGAACAACATCGACAACGTGCTCGCCGCATACAACCTGCTCGCCGCCACGCCGCTGCCATACGACGACACGAGCGATAGGGAGCTGTGGCACGAACAGAACCTCACGGAACTGCATCGCCGCCAGCACGTCGAGGGAGCCGCGAACAGGGAGCTCCTGCTCATCCTGTGCGCCCAGATCGAAGCACTCATCAAACCCGGCACATGGGCCGACAAGGACGACATCGATCTCGCGCAAACCTACTACCACACGCTCTCAGACCTCGGATACCCCACCAGCGACGAGGAAAACAAGGCACTCAACGGGTGTTTTCTGCCCGAAGACGACGAAGCGGAGTGAACCATGACATGGACCCAGATAGACGACGGGTTGAACTTCAGCCCGCAGACCATGCCCGGCACGGTATCAAACGCCGCGTTGGGCCTGTGGGTCAGACTCTGCGTGCACACCGCGTACCAGCTGCGATTCCCCGCATTCGACGGCGCATTCGACCTCACGGTCGTGCGCTCGCTGAAAGGCAACGCACGGCAGGTGACGGAACTGGAGGCCGCGGGAATGCTCGAACCGGCGCTCGCCGCCGGCCGGTGGATGGTGGTCGAGGCCGACACCCTGATGAAATTCGGCGGCACTTCCGGCAGCGAACTCAAGGAGAAAAGAGCCAAGGCCGGGCATGCCGGCGGCGTCGCTTCGGGCGAGTCTCGGCGAAGCAAACGCGAAGCAAATGCTTCGAAGCAAAACGAAGCAAGTGCTTCAAGCAAACCGCGAAGCAAAACCGAAGCAAACCATGAAGCAAACGGTGAAGCAAACGGTGAAGCAAAACCGAAGCAAACGTCTGAAGCAAAACGAAGCAATTGCTTCGAAGCAAACGAAGCAACCGGTCCTAACCTAACCATACCTAGCCTTACCTCCCCTGTAGCCCCCTCCGCGCCGAACGCCGAACCGGAGTCGGCCGAGCCGAGCCAAGCCATGGCCGAATCCGGCCACGCCAGGCCGGTGACGAGCCTCGCCGAAGCCGAGGCCTTGGCCGAGGCCGACCCGTTCGCGTTCGCCTGGGACCGGTACCCGAGCCACACCGGCAATCGGGAACAGGCCCGAAACCTGTGGCGGGCCATCACCGGCGGCGACCCGACCGTGCCGCACGTCGAGGCCAGCCAGCTGCTCGGAGCCGTCATCCGCTACGCCCAAACCGTGCGCCAGGACGGCGACCGGTTCACGCCATCGATGCGCAAATGGCTCGAAAACCGGCAATACGTCAAATGGCTGTCAAACACACCGGCACACACCGAATGGGGCGGCATCACCCGCCAATGGCTCAACCAGCACGCCATCAGCCAAGTCCCCTCAGGCACGTGGACGGACAGCGTCGAACAAACGTTCTGGGCCCACGTCAAAACCGGCGAAGAGCCGGAGACCGTGGCCGCAAGGCTCGTCAAGGAAATCAACGAAAGGAGCCAGGCATGAGCGACCAGCCCACATCCGAGACCCTGCGCCTCGTGGAAGGCCGCGAGTCCAACCGGTGCATCGTGTGCGACCGATACCTGCGTGCGGGAAACTGGCCCGGCATGAGCCACCACCACAGGAAACGCCGCAGCCAGACATACGGCGACCCCGAACGGCACAGCCCCTCGAACGTCATCGACGTGTGCGGCACGGACAACAGCACCGGATGCCACGGATGGATCCACCAACACCCCGAACAAGCCCGAGCATTGGGCTACCTGCTCAAAAGCTACGACCCCGAGCCAAGCCAAGTGCCCGTGTACAGCTGCCGGCGCGGCTGGATACTGCTCGACACCGACGGCCAATGGCATTCATGCCCGCCACCCGAAGACCTCCCCACCCACATCAACATCAAGAAAGGCAACGAATGAACGACACCACGACAACCCTCGCCATCGGCCACCGGACCATCCCCCTCGACCCGCCCCGCCCGCCAAGAAAACCCGACATGCTCCTCTGGGTCGACACCGAAACCACCGGCGTCGACCCCTACCAGTGCGAACTCCTGGAAGTCGGCATGCAAGTCACCGACATGACCGGCAAACACCCCCACGGCAGCCTCCACCTGATCGTCCACCCCGACAACATACGCAACTGGGCCAACTACCCCGAACTCCTGAAAGCCTACGAAATGCACCTCGCCAACGGACTCATGCTCGCCAGCGCCGAAGCACCCAAGGACACCTACGACTACCAGCACACCGCATGGAACATCCACGAATTCCTCAACGACCAACTCAGCCAATACACACTCCACCCCGCCGGCACCAACGTGGACTTCGACCTACGCCAACTCGACGTCCACCTCAGCCGCCACCTCAACCACCCCATCGCCGAAGGACTCCACCACAGAAAACTCGACCTCACCACCCTGCGCCTCACCGACCAAGCCATCGGCCGCGACCCCTACCAGAACCACGCAGGCACCCACCGAGTCCAAGACTGCATCCACAGGGACATCAACGACTACACCGCCTACCTCGACATCATGCGAGCCGGACACCAAGGAACACAATCATGAACACCGGCAAACGAATACCCGCAACCCCCGCCCCGCAGACCATCGAACTCATCCGCCGCCTCCTGGAAGCAGCCCACCGACCCGAACCGGCCAACGATCCGACCATCTGCGCGATCTGCGGCGCACCGCTCACCGACACCACGTCATCCATCTGCCCCGACTGCCAGGAACTCGAAAAGGACTGGTAAGCATGCACGCCACCACATGGGCCAACGACCCCGTCAACTCACCAAACCACTACACACGCTCGCACCCGGGCATGGAGTGCATCGACCTCAACTGGAACAGACTGCCGCCAGGCAACAAAGCCATCTACCGCAACCGGGTGCGCACAATCATCAAAACAATCCAAGACAAAGGAACAGCAGAATGAACGTGAGCGAAAGCATCGACTGGCGGCATTCCACGCCGGGAGAGCTTGACCTGCACCGGTTCATCGGACTCACGAGGAGAGGCCAAACACTGGACGGCTATCTCTCCTGCTTCATGCAGAACGGCTGGTGGACACTCACCGACGCCGACAATCTCGCCACCGTCATCAAACCGGACGCCAACGGAAACCCCACACTCAACACCGAACTCTTCCGCTCCATCAACGTACTCAAGGAAATACGACCATGAAAAAAACTACATTAGTCCACCACAGAACTACATTAATCACCACCGGTTTTTATAGCGCGCTCGCCGGAGGCACCCGATGAGGCGCGAAAGCTGGTCGGTGGAATCCACCATCGGACTCCTGTTCACCATCATCATCGCGATACTGGCGCTCGCCATCGTATCCGCCATCGGCCTGGCCGCGTACGCCGCGATGGACACCGGCCCCAGCCAGCGCATCGTGCAGCAGGTGGAGACCACGGGCGACGTTCGCCGCCTGTGCATCGAGGCTCGAACCGGCGAGCGCGTCGATGCCATGTCATGCGACTTGATTGATCCGCATACGGGAGGTGTTGCGAAGTGACGAGTCAGGCGATACGCGACAAGGTGCTCGCATGGCACGGGCGCGGCTACGGCGCGACGGATACGGCTCGTCAATTGGGTCTGCCGTTGGAGGAGGTGCGCGCGATCATCCGCGAGGGTGACGGTCGGCCGAAACCGCCATGCAAGGTCGAGTTCATCGAACCGCCGCTGTTCGAGGAATGAACTGAAATACCAGATAAAAACGAAACCCTCCACACGAGGCGGAGGGCATGTCAGCAAGCAACCAGTTTAGCCGATGTGGAGGGGTTTCGTGAACTGCCAGAACTGCAACACCATAATCGAAAACGGGTACGCGCTGTGCACGGCGTGCGAGCTGCGCTTCGCCGGCACGCTCCTGCGACTCGCGCGCGACGTCACGCCGTTGCACGACTCGCTGGACGCGACCCTGCATCCGGGCGGGCACGCGCCCGTCAGGATCCAGACGGCCACTCCCCCGACTCCTATCAGGCTTGACGTGCTCGACCTGCTGGACATGCTCGATGCGACGGCGCGCGAACTGTGGCGTTGCTTGGATGTCATCGATGCCTTGGATTGGCACAAGGATCCACGCATGGAGGACCTCGAGGCCACGCTTATCGACTGTGCGGGCCATCCCAGGCTCGCCACGTTCGCGGATGCCGGCTTCTACATGGCGACCATCAACGGCATCGCCCGGAAAATCGACCTCACGTTGGATCCGCCAGAGCAGCGACGCGAGATCGGCACGTGCGAGCTGTGCGCCACGATGCTCACCGCAGGCGCGGCAGACCAGTGGGTTACCTGTCCCGTGTGCGGACGGGAACAGCGAGCGCAGACGGTCAAACTGCGTAGGCTCAAGACGTTGTGTTGGGATGATTCCAGGCGAGGGTCGGCGGCTGAGATAGCCAAGGCGTTCACGGATGCAGGGATACCGGTGCGTAGGGGTACGCTCAACGTGTGGGTCAACCGAGGCAAGCTGCCCTCCAGCCCTCAGGGCCTCGCCTATTGCGACGTGTACCGACTCGTGATCGGCGGAGCGGCTTGACAAAATTGTCACTGTAACCGATGATTGCAGTGGCAGAAGTGTCGAAAAACCCAGCTCACGTGGCTGGGTTTTCGCGTATCTGACCGCATTGCATGGGGCGAGAGTACTCCGCCGGCACGTCCAAAGCGCCGGTGATGTTCGCCCCGCCACTCTTTTCATTTGATTGTGAGGCGATGACGCCATGACAATGCCGGGCATGCCGACCATCAGCCTGCGGATCACGTGCAAGGGGAACACCCTCGGCGACATCGACGCCCTGCCCGTGCCCGTGAGCGTCACCCCGTCCGGCCATCTCGTGGTCGACCCCCTCGAACCGGTCATGCGCCGGGCCGTGCAGGCGTTCGTGGACGCCTGGCAGCGGTCGTGCGACAAGGCCGGGTTATGAGCGGCCGCCGGGGCAACACCCGTCATGCCAATGGCTGGCGACGCCAGCAGGTCGTGGCCCGCGTGCTGGCGGCCTACGACACGTGCCACCTGTGCGGCCGGCCCGTGGACAAATCATTGCCGCCGGGATTGCCGGGCTCGCCCGAGGTGGACGAGATCATCCCGGTCAGCAAGGGCGGCTCGCCCTACCTGTTCTCCAACTGCCGGCTCGCGCACCGCTGGTGCAACCGCGTCCGCTCCAACCACAGCGTCGCGTGGGCGCGCGAACACATCAAACAAACATTCGAACAGGGGCACACGGCCGACCTGAAGGCCACCTCGATGCCATTGGTGACAAGCGGCGACTGGTGACGTGGGGAGGAGACCCGTCCGCCCCGGTCGAAGCCCCCTCGGGCGCAGGGCCGATATCTCCCCGGCATGTCAAAACGTAACGCCCTGGACGGCCGTTACGTTATCCCGTTACGTTTTTTGGAGGTGAGCGCGGTGATCTGCGAGGAATGCGGCCAGCCGTTCACCCCGTCCGGCCGTGGAAAGAAAGCGAAATACTGTTCGGCCAAATGCAAGCAGCGCGCCTACCGCAAGGCCAAGCGCATGAGCCGCGTCACCACGCCTCCCGCCCCGGCCGGTGACGCGGAACATGAGCCAGAGGCGATGGACGCCCTCACCGCCGCCGATTTCGAGGCGATGATGAACGACGGGCCCGAGGACTACGTGAGCGTGCTCAAACGCACGCAGGCCCGGCTCAAGGAAGCCATGTTCAGCGCCGGCACCCCGCCGGGCAGCCTGACCGGCATCAGCAAGCAGCTGCTCGCCCTGACCCGCGAAATCGAACGGCTCGAAGGCAACCCCGCACAAGGCATGACGACGCAAGAAGATCCGGAGGACGACGACGATGACGGAGAATTCCGACCCGAAGCTATCTGAGGTCGCACGCCACATCGTCATGCCCTCCGGCATCGTCACCAGCATGTTCCCCAAGGTCAACAAGCGCGCCAAAGCATGCGGCATCCGCTACGACCGCTGGCAGCAGGGACTGCTGACGCTCATCCTCGGCCGAAGAGCAGACGGCACGTTCGCCGCCTCCGTCGGCGGCGTGGTGTTGAGCATCTGCCGCCAGACCGGCAAGACCTTCACCGTCTCCAGCCTCGTGGTCATCCTGTGCACGCTCATCCCGAACCTGACCGTCATCTGGACCGCGCACCACAACCGCACCAACAGCAACACGTTCGACCACGTGCGCACCCTGGTACGCAACCCCGCGCTCATCGGATACCTCGACCACTCCGGCCGCACCGACGGCGTGCGCGGCGGCAACGGCATGCAGGAAATCACCTTCGCCAACGGCAGCAAGATACTGTTCGGCGCACGAGCCCAGGGCTTCGCCCGAGGCAACGACGCCGTAGACATCATCGTGTTCGACGAAGCGCAGATCCTGACCGAACAGGCCATCAGCGACATGGTGCCCGCCACCAACACCAGCCCCAACGCGCTCGTCCTCTACATCGGCACCCCACCGCGCCCCGCCGACCCCGGCGAAGCGTTCACGGAACGCCGCCGCCAGGCGCTCGCCGGCGAGGACGACATGCTCTACGTGGAATTCTCCGCCGACCGCGACGCCGACAGCGACGACCGCGCCCAATGGAGGAAAGCCAACCCGAGCTTCCCGCGCCGCACCAGCGAAACCAGCATGCTGCGCATGCAACGCCAGCTCGGCAAGGACAGCTTCCGCCGCGAGGCACTGGGCATCTGGGACGAGACCACCACCAGCCAGGCCATCAACCCCGAACAATGGACGAAAGCCGCCACCGGCACACCCAACATCAAAGGACTGATCGGATACGCGCTCGACATGAAACCCGACCGCAGCTCGCTGGCCATCGGCGGAGCCGTCAACCACAGGGACGGCACCGCGCACATCGAACTGCGCCGCTTCGAGTCCACCCAATCCAAAGGCACCCAATGGGCGGTCGACTACATCGCCGACCACTGGCCGCGCACAGCAAGCGTGGTCATCGACTCGCAATCACCCGCCATGAGCCTGCTGGCCGACCTCAAAGCCCGGCACGTGAAAGTCATCGTCACCAACTACAGCGACATGGGCCGCGCCTGCGGCAAATTCCTCGACATGCTCAGAGACGGCAAACTCACCCACCTGCCGGACGACAAAGCACCGGCGCTCGCCACGGCCGTGGCCAACGCCACCACACGCAGCATCGGCAAATCCGGCGCCGTCGGATGGAACCCGATGGGCAGCGACATCGACATAAGCCCGCTCGTGGCATGCACGCTCGCCCTCTACGGCACCACCATAACCAAACGAGACCCGGACCGAGTACAGGAGGTCATGATCGGATGAGCGAACAATCCATCAGCTTCGGCAACCCCTACCTGTCCACAGGCTCCTCGTCCGTGACACACATCGCCAACGTACCCGACAACGACATGGCCGACATCACCCGCCTACTGGAACTCTGGCGCAACAAATACCCACGCAACCTGCTACGCTCCGCGTTCTACGACGCCAAACAACGATTCAACAACCTCGGCATCAGCATCCCGAACATCGTCGCCCAGAAAGCCGGCGTCGTGGTCGGCTGGCCACAGAAAAGCGTGCGCGCGCTCGCCGACAAGAGCGTGTTCGAGGGATTCGAGACCGCCGCCGGGGCCGACAACCACGGCATCGACGAGATCATGCGCATGAACGAGCTCGAAACCGACATGAGCGAGGCCGTCATCAGCTGCTACAAGCACTCCTGCAGCTTCCTGACCATCGACTACGACCCGGACGACAACGAGCGCATCCTCATCACCCCGCGCTCGGCCGACTGGTCCGCCGCACTATGGGACAACGAACGCCGACGCATCAAAGCCGCGCTGACCATCACCGACAGCGACAAATGGGGCAACATCACCGCATTCAACGCATGGCTGCCCGGCCGCAACTACGCCTGCATGAAAACCGGATACGGGTGGGAAGCGGAACCCCAATACAACCGGCTCGACCGCGTGGCCGTGGTGCCCATCGTCTACGACAAGCAGATGGACCGCCCCTTCGGCCGCTCACGCATCAACCGCGCCCTCATGAACCTGACCGACATGGCCATGCGCACCATGGTCCGCATGGAAGCGTCCGCCGAATTCTACTCGGTCCCAAAAATATGGTTCCTCGGCCTGAGCCGCGAATCCTTCCAACAGGACACGTGGAGCGCGCTCGTCAGCAGCATCAACGCGATCAGCCGCGACATCAACGGCGACATCCCCGAACTCAAACAGGTCTCCCAGGCATCGATGCAACCCCACGGCGACATGCTCGAAACCATAGCCATGCTCGCCTCGGCCGAAACCGACATCCCACCCGAACAACTCGGCATACGACTGGCCAACCCCACCAGCGCCGAAGCGCTCGCCGCCGCCGAGAACCAGCTGACGCGCACCGCGAACCGGCAGAACCGCATGTTCTCCCGCCAGCTCCTCAACGCCATGGGCATGGCCGTGCAATTGCGCGACAACAGCCCGCAGCCGCCAGACCTGACCGGCATCCGCCCCCTGTGGGCGCCGACCCGCGAAGTAAGCGACGCGGCGCGCGCCGACTACTACACGAAGGTCGCCGGCGTGAACGGCAACTGGGCGGATTCCGACGTGGGACTGGCCAAGCTCGGACTCACGGCCGGCGAGCTCCAATCGTTCCGCGCCTACCAGCAGCGGATGAAGGCGCAACGGAACATCGACCAGCTCAGACAGCAGCGGATGAACCCGCAGGACACGGAGGCGGCTGATGGCAGCGAATCCGAAGGCCCCGCCGGAACTGCAGCCGCTGTTGGACAGGGCGTACAGGGACTACCAGACCGACCTTGACAACCTCAGGGAGAGCGCGGCCGACGTCATCGAGAACATGGTCGACCGCGACCCTTTGAACGTCAAGGACGCGATCCGCGACTTCTCCCGAGACGCCTCCCAGCTGGCGAACGAATACTACGACACCGTGCGCGGCCTGTGGAGCGAATACGCGGGCGTCCGGCTCGACGACTTCGACCACACACAGCTCATCGACCCCGACCGCGCCCTCTGGCAGATGCAGGGCGGCTTCAACAACACCGACTACAACGGCCTGACCTACACGCAGGTCAAGAACGGGCAGTCGCGCGCGGGACTCACGATCGACGACCTGTGGCCCGATCTGGGCAACCCGGATGACGCGATGCAGTTCGTCGCCGACATGGTCAACGCCGCCGCACGCCTGACCACCCAACGCAACATGCGCATCGACCCGTCGAAACCACGATGGGCCAGAGTGCCGCGTGGAGCAAGGACATGCGCGTTCTGCACCATGCTCGCATCACGGGGCTTCACCTACCTGAGCGAAGACTCGGCAGGCTTGGAGATGCAATACCACCGGGACTGCGACTGCCAGATCGTCCCCAGCTGGGGCCGCCAGACACTCGCCGGATACAACCCCGAACGGCTCACCGCCATGTGGCAGGAAGCCAGCAAGGGAGGTGGCGACTACCGGGAGAAGCTCAAGCGCATGCGCCGGGACAATCCCATGGCGTTCACGGACGGCGTCTACCCGACGCCGACCATGCCGTGGGAGCAGTCCGTCAGACTCCTGTCAATGAAGGGAGAGCCAAAAGGCACTGCGGAATCCTGGTACCGGCGCCAGCTCGCCGTCGGCGTCGACCCGAGCAGGGAAATCCTCGAACGGCACGAGATCGTGTTCCTCGAGAAGTTCCAGAAGCTGGGCGAGGAATACGAGTGGATACCGAAAAGCCATGATGGCAAGCCCAGCAACGACTTCCACTGGCTGAGCCACGAATGCGACGCCGAACTGAAATCACCGGCAAGCCTGAAATACAGGAACGTGGCCCAACGCATCAACGACGCCGTCGTCGGCGGCGTCGAACAGGGCGTTGTCAAGGACGTGTTTGTACTGGACTTCGGAAGCACGAAACTGCCCGACAAGTTCGTCAACCAACTGTCGCTGTACAACGCCCGTCATGAATCCCACATCAAAGAGCTGTGGGTGTTCGACTCGGAAGGATTCCACCAAATCGTATTGAAATAGAAGAACGGGGATAACCCCCCGGATTATGTGCCGGTCTCAAGAGCCGGTTACGTGGGATCCCCGTTACCTCGATTCTACCATACGGCGGGTTGCCAGAGAGGCCGATCGGGGCCGACTGTAAATCGGCTGCATCACGCCACGCAGGTTCGAATCCTGCACCCGCCACTCCACACCACCCGCACGGGTGGTTTTTACGCCCGGAACGGGCCCATCAACCACAAAGGAGAACCATCATGCACGACATGCCGCACTGGCACCGATTCCGCAACAACCTTCGTCTCATCGATTCCGGCGCGGGCGAAGGCGGCTCCGGCGACCCCGCAACGGGAGACCCGGCCAACACCGGCGAGGACATCGACTGGAAGGCGAAGTTCGAGGAGCAGCGCGCCCACTCGCGCAAATGGGAGCAGCGCGCCAAGGACAACAGCAAGGCCGCCGAGGAACTGCAACAGTTCAAGGACTCGCAGCTGTCCGAAGCCGAGAAGGCCGCCAAACGCATCAAGGAACTCGAAGCCGCCAACGCCGCCTACGAGGCGGAGAAACAACGAAACGAGTGGAAGGCGCAGGTCTCCAAGGAGACCGGAGTGCCAGCCTCGCTGCTGCACGGCGACACGCTCGAGGCCATGACCGCGAACGCGAAGGCCATCGACCAGTACGCGCACCCCAAGCCCAAGGGCATGCCCAACCAGGGCAAGACCCCCGACGGCAAGGCCGCAGGAGCCGACGAACGCGCATGGGCCGACGACCTGTTCTCCAACCTCTAAACGCAATCATCCCCCAGAAAGGAACAACATCATGGCAATGGACACCAGCAAACTCCACCTGCCCAAGACCGTCGCCACGGCCGTCGTCAACAAGGTCAAGGAGACATCGACCATCGCGGCCCTGTCCCCGAGCAGCCCGCAGATCTTCACCGACAAGGAATACATGATCTTCAACGGCGCCGCCGAGGCCGACGTGACCGCCGAAGGCCAGACCAAGAGCTCCTACGAGCAAGACCTGAACTACGTGAGCGGCAAGACGTTCAAGGTGCAGACCACCACCCGCGTCACCAGCGAGCTCAAATGGGCCGACGAGGACAACCGCTTCCAGATCATCCAGTCCATCCAGGCCGACCAGGCCGAGGCCATCGGCCGCGCCCTCGACTACGTCGTCTACCACGCCATCAACCCCAAGACCGGCGAACCCCTCACCGGATTCGACGCGCTCACGGCCCGCGCCATGCAGGTCACCGCCGGAGACGACGACATCACCAACGTCGACAACCTGGCCGACCAGCTCAACGAGACCTACGACATCAACGGCATCGCCATCAGCCGCACGTGGGCCTCCCGCCTGCGCAAGATCCGCGTACCCGCCACCGGCATGCGCTACTACCCGGAGATCCCGCTCAACCTGCAGGTCGGCACCCTCGACGGCATCAAGGCCGCCACCAGCGCCACCGTCAACGGGGCCAAGGCCAAGACACCCACCCACGTGCTCGCCATCATGGGCGATTTCAGCCTCATCAAATGGGGCATGGTGCGCGACATCACGTCCGAGATCATCCCCTACGGCGACCCCGACCAGACCGGCGTCGACCTCAAAGCCCACAACCAGATCGCCTACCGCACCGAGGCCATGTTCTCCTACGCGGTCGTCGACCCCAAGGCGTTCGCCGTGCTCAAGACCTCCACGGAAGAAGGTGCCTGATGAGCGCGTTCACCCAGGACTTCATCATCCAGAAGACGAACAGGAAGAAGCACAAGCCGGCCGCCATGGACGTGCCGGCACGCCTGTGGAACCCGGATGGCACCCCGTTCGCTGGCGGCTCATCAACGCCTGCGGACGGCAGTGTGACGAACGCGATGCTGGCGGGCGGCATCACGGCCGACAAGCTCGCCGCGGGCGTGATCCCGACCGTCCCGAAGGCCGCGTATGTGGCCGACCCGGCCGGCGATACGCCGACGAAGGCCGAATACGTGGCCTTGCGCGACGCTCTCGTCACGGCGGGTCTCATGCGCCCAAAAGCGTGACCACCGTCGACGGGGACATCACGCCCGTGCTCACCAGAATCGGATAAAGGAGGACCATATGGACCCGTCCGTTTCGTTCGCCACGCATTCCAACCTGGAAGACCGGTGGCACAAGCTGCTTCCGGAGGAGCGGGCGCAGGCGGACATCCTGCTCGCGGACGCGAGCGAGATCATCCGCAACCGCGTCCGCCCCTACCCCGAGACACATGACCCGGCGTGGTGGCTCGCGCATGAGCGCGGGCTCGAGCTCGTGTGCTGCCAGATGGTGCGCACGGCCATGGAGGCGCAGGTGTCCGGTGGACAGACCGGCGTCACCCAATCCACGGAGACGACCGGCCCGTTCTCCAGCACCTACTCGTGGCTGAGCCCCGACGGGTATCTGAGGTTCACGGACGACATGCTGCGCAACCTCGGATTGTCCGGCCAACGCATGTGGTCGATAGACATGGCGGAAGGATCGCATCATGGAGCGTGTTGACGTGTACCGGGGCGCGGCCGAGGTGGATGCAGATGGGAACCCGGTGCAGGGAGAGATGCGGCATGTGGCCTCGCTGATGGGTTTCGCGGAGCCGGTGGAGACTTCGCAGTCCCCGGGCGCGGACTCGCAGGGCGTGGCCCGCCGCTACACCCTGTACTTCCGTGGTCCCGAGCCCACGGGCATCCTTGATACGGATTGCCTCGTGGTGCGCGGCAAGCCGTTGATGGTTGACGGGCCGCCGCTCGAATGGTGGAGGCACGGGCGTCATATCGGCGACGTGGTCAACGCGTTCGTCAGGGAAGGATGAATCATGGCCAAGAAAGTCAGGGTCGTATTGAACCGGAAGGCTTTCGGCACGGAGGCGCTGCACAAGGCCGTCAAGCCGGTCATGGATGACGTGCAGGAGCAGGTGGAGGGCATGGCGGCGGTGGATCCGGCGATCAAGGTGTACCGCAACGAGGACACTGACCGCACCAACGTGGTCGCCACCGCTCCGGCCGCGTTCGAACAGGCCCACGGAGTGCTGAGCCAGATGCTGGGCATGGTGGTCGTATGAGCGTCATCCGGCCACCCGTCCGTCCCCGGCGCGTGGAACCCGTGCTGCTCGAACGTCTGCGCGACCGGTTCCATGACGTTGAGTTCGGCACCGTCCGCAACCGGGGCAATCCGTCCAGGGAATGCGTGCTGGTCGCCGTGCCGGGCCAGAAGGCCACCCCCGTCAGCCAGCAGGCGCGTTTGCGCATCTCCGTGTGGGTGCGCCGCGACGACGGGACCGGCGACATCGACGCCGCGCAGAACCTCGCCGCCGACATCGAACTGTACCTGACCGGCCTGTATCCGCCAAGGCCGGTCGTCACCATCGACCACGAGTCGGGGCCGATCCGCATGAGCGACGAGAACGGCTGCCTCATGGCGTACCTCACGCTCCTGCTCACCGTCGAAACCAACCAAGCATAATCATCGAAAGGCGTATGGCAAATGGCCACAGACACTTCGTACATCACCAGCGGCAACCGCGCCGACCTGGTCAAACTCATCAAGGACTACGCGCTCTTCCTGTGGAAGCTCGACGATCCAAACATCCCCGAGATGCCGGACTCCGAGAAATGGACGCCGCCGGAGGGCAAGAAGCCTGTCGGCTACAACAGCGAGGACGGCGCGGTACTGCACCCCGAGCCGGGCGACGAGACCGAGATCAAGGGCCACAACGGCGACATCGTGGTCTCCGAACAGGAGCCCGGCTACTGGACCCTGCAGATACCCGGCATCGAATGCCGTCAGGACATCGCCGAAGCCTACTTCGGCGTCAAGGCCGACACCGACGGCAACTTCCATGTCAGGGACGCGGCCACGAACATCGAATACATGGCCGTTCTCGCATGCCTCGACCAGTACGGCAACCCGATCGTGCTGCCCATCGGCAAATGCAAGGTCTCCGACCGCGACGACATGACCCTCGTATCCACGGAGGTCGTGACCTTCAACGTCACGTTCAAGATGTTCAAGGCCTCGGACGGCTACATGTTCCACGTCTATGGTCTGCTCGCGGCCGAGAAGGCCGGACTGGCCACCAAGGTCGACTCGCTGGCCGCCACCCCGAACACGCTGACCGTCGCCGCCGGCCGCACCGCGACGTTCGACGTGACCGTCTCCCCGGCGAACGCCTCCGGCTGGACCATCACCGCAACAAGCGGCGACACCGCGAAGGCCACCGTCACCGTCAACGGCAACACCGTCACCGTGACCGGCAAAAGCGCCACCGAACCCGGCAAACCCGTCACCATCACCGCCACCGCCGGCGGCAAGAACGTGACCGTGCCCGTCACCGTCACCGCCTGACCCTGACATTCTTCCCCGTCCGCACCGATGGCGGTCCCTGCGGACGGGGAACCCCACCCACCAGACCGCCGCACACACTTTTTTTCAGGAGACCGCCATGAGCGCAGAAAACAAGACCATCGAAATCGAACCCGACATCAACACCGACGCCGAACAGCAGCCCGACGTATGCCTCAGCCTCAAGGGACTCGACACCGAAGTCACACTCCCCAACCTCAACTCCGCCGACCTGCCCATCGAACTGGTCAACGTCGTGCTCATCGTCAAAAGCAAGGTCGTCCTGAGCGAGGAGGAGACGTTCCACGCCACCGCCGTGTTCCTCGCCTACCTGCAGGAAATGCAGCCGACCCTGTGGAACAAGCTGCGGAAGGCCGGCAACCCGCTCGGCTGGATCAGCGCCATCGTCAAAGGCTGGGCCGAAGGATCGGGCCTTGACCCAAAATCGTTTACCTCCTCATCCTCCACCAACAGCATCACTCGGCGCTGACCGCCGACTGGCTGACCCGCTACCGGCGCGTCTGGAAGCCATGCCACCTCAACGCATGGCTCGACGCGCCAGCCGGCCGCAAACCATCCGGCAACCTCGACTACGAGAGCGCATGGGCGCTCACCCGCGAAATCCTGCGCGACCACACCTCCAACAGCTTCGCCGCGCTCGCCGGATGGTCATACACGCCCACCGGCGCGGAAATCGCGCTCTGGGACCAGATGGAACTCGAAGGCCGACTCAAACGCAAAGGCTACCGGCCATGGGCCGACCGGAGAACCGACCCGTTCCGCCGGGCGAACACGGAAACCCACGCCGATCATGAGGCGCGCATGGCCCGCCGCAAACGCCTCAACGACCACTACCACATCGAATGACCCCGACCGCCATCGGGGCCTCCCAACCACACAGGAGAAGCCCCGATGGCAGAAAGCAGCATCGGCGTCGTCTACATCGAAGTCGCCCCCAGCGGCAAGGACTTCGGCAAGAAACTCGAAGGCGACATCACCCAAGCCGCCGACAACGCCGCCAAAACCGGCGGCACCAGCATCCTCGGCAAATTCGGCGGCGCATTCGGCAAAATCGGCAAAATCGGACTCGGCACCATCGGCACCATCGCCGGAGGCATCACCGCACTCGCCGCCAAAGGCGGCTTCCAACGCGCCCTCAACATCGAAAACGCGCAAGCCAAACTCAAAGGCCTCGGCCACGACTCCAAAAGCATCGCCGAAATCATGAACAACGCGCTCGCCAGCGTCAAAGGCACCGCGTTCGGCCTGGGCGACGCGGCCACCGTGGCCGCGACCCTGAGCGCCGCCGGCATCAAATCCGGCGACCAGATGACCAACGTCCTCAAAACCGTCGCCGACACCGCACAGATATCAGGCCGCAGCCTCACCGACATCGGCACCATCTTCAGCAGCGTCGCCGCCCGAGGCAAACTGCAGGGCGACGACATGCTCCAACTCATGAGCTCCGGCGTACCCGTCCTCCAACTGCTCGCCAAACACCTCGGCAAAACCTCGGAAGAGGTCTCCGACATGGTGTCCAAAGGCCAGATCGACTTCCAAACATTCGCCGACTCCATGCAGGCCGGATTGGGCGGAGCCGCATTGGCCGCCGGCGACACCTTCCAGGGCGCGCTCGCCAACGTGAAGGCCGCGCTCGGCCGACTGGGCGAAGGCCCCGGCAAGCTCGCGCTCGAATCGTTGCGCAAGGCGTTCAACGCCGCCATCCCCGCCATCGACGCGTTGAGCGGCCAGCTCACCCCGTTCCTCGACAAGCTCAACGGCCAGCTCGCCCCCTACATCGACAAGGCGATAGGCCTGATCGAACGGTTCGCGAACGGACTGCAGGACGGCAGCATCACCATCCAGGACATCGTCGGACAAGTCGGCCAACTCGCCGGCGCGCTCGCCGTATTCGCCGGCGTCGGCGGCAACGCCGACAAGATCACCGGCGTGTTCGACACGCTCGGCAAACTCGGCGACGGCGGATTCGACAAACTCACCGCGGGCGTGAAGCAACTGCCCTGCCAGCTGCAATCAGGACTGTCCGGCCTGCAACAGCTCAAATCGTATTTCAACAAGGCCCTGCGCGACGCGCTCGCCGTGGACGGCGACCCGTTCGCGTCGGCCGTCAACCGCATCCGGCAGGGTGCGGACAAGCTCACGGGCCCGCTTAAACTGCTCGGCGCGAAGATCGCGGGCTCCGATGTGGGCCAGCCGGTCGCCGGAATGGCGGACAGGCTGGGTGTCGGATTCGGCAAGCTCACCAGCGCATTCGATTCGAACATCAAGGTGCTGGGCGTCAGGGTCGGCAACGGCTTCTCCGGTGTGTTCTCCAAGATCACGGACAGCAAGCTCGTATCCGGACTGGGTGCGATGGCGGGCAAGGTGCAATCCGCGCTGAGCCCGCTCGCATCGGGATTGGGGGACGTGTTCGGTGGCATCGGCGACATCGTGGGTCCGAAACTGCAGGCCGGATTGGGTAAGATCGGCTCCCTGTTCGGCTCGTTCTTCAGCCCCGGCAATTTCATGAAGTACATGGGCATAGCCGGCATCATCGCCGCGTTGGTCGCTGGTCTCGGCATGCTGGACCAGAGCATGCAGGGGCAATTGTTCGCGATGATAGGCCAGCTGTCCGCACAACTGCCGACACTGCTGCAGCAGCTGAACATGCAGATCACCGCCAGCCTGCCGGCCATGCTCGCCCAGGGCGCGGCCATCCTCACCGCGCTGATGAACGCGATCAGCACGAACGCACCCCAGCTGATGACCACCGCCGTGCTCATCATCACCACGCTCGTCAACGGGCTGGCATCGCAACTGCCCACGCTGCTGCCGGCCGCGCTCAACATGATCATGGCGCTCGTCAACGGATTGGCATCCAACGCAGGCCAACTGCTCAACAGCGGCATGCAATTGCTGCTCGGTCTCGTGGAGGGGGTGATGAACGCGCTGCCACAGCTCATCGCACAGGCACCCACCATCATCGGCAACCTCGTGCAGTCAATAGCCGCGAACCTGCCACAGATCCTGCAGACGGGCGTGAAGATTCTCGTGACCCTCGCCAACGGCCTGGCCAGCGCCATACCGCAACTCATCGCCCAGATACCCGCCATCGTGCGCTCCATCTGGAACGGTTTCACAAGCGTGAACTGGGGCGAGGTCGGCATGAACATCATCACCGGCATCGCCTCGGGCGTCGCAAGCGCTGCGGGCAAGCTCGTCGACGCGGCCGTCAACGCCGCCAAGGACGCGCTGAACTGGGTCAAGGACAAGCTCGGCATCCATTCACCGTCCCGCGTGTTCCGCGACCAGGTCGGCGTGATGATCGGCCGGGGCATGGCCGAGGGCATCGACCAGAGCCAGCAGGTCGTCAACCGCAGCCTCGACAGGATAGCCGCCGGGCTCACGCTCGACGGCCACTCGTTCGGCTCGCCGCTCATCGACGGCGTCACCGGCGGCACGGGAATGCTGCGCGACGACAGGGAGCAGACGGCCACACAGACCGCCCTGCTGGAACAGCTGCTCGCCGCACTGGTCGCCCTGCACGCGGACATCCCGACCATGCTGCAGGCATTGGGCATCGAACTCGACGGACGAGAAGTGGGAAGGCTGGTACGCAAGTATGCAAACGCTTAAATACGTGTGCGGCTCCACCGGCGACGAGATCTCGTTCGAAGGCCCTATCTACGGGGAGACGATGCCATCGTTGAGAGGACGCGCGTGGACGTACACGCTCGGCGCGCGCACCCTTACCGGGGTGGCATGGCAGGCCCGTGAACTCACGCTTACGGTGAAGGCCGTGGACGGCGAAACCCAATTGGACCGGCTGCGCATGCTCGCCGACCATGACGTGCTCGCGCACTCCAGGGACTCCACGATATCGGGCCTGCTGCGCGTGGACGACGTGTGGGAGTGCAGGGCGCTCATCACCAAAAGCGAACCGCAATCCATCACGCCGCGCATCATCGAAACCCAATTGACCGTGACCCAATTGGGCATGTGGCGACGCAGCCTGCCGACCGTCACCTATGCGCCCAGCGACCCCGACGCCTACCAGTATCTCGATCACCCGTATGACATGGACTACGATTACGGGCCGCCATCCGCCCCGCCGGTGATAGCCGTGGACGGGTTGGACCCGATGCCGTTCCGCATGACCATATACGGGCCCTGCTCGAATCCGACCGTCACGATCGGCGGCAACCAGTACCGGATCACCGGTGACATCCCCGGCGGCGCTCGCGTCGAGGTGGATGCGGTGGAGGGCGAGCGTTCGGTGGCGTTCGTCAACGCGGCCGGCGACCGGGTCAACTGGTTCGCGAACGCGGAACGCGGTGCCGGCCTTGATTCCGGCAGCTACATCTTCCAGCCGTTGCCGGCGGGCCGCGCCGAAGTGAGCTGGCCGGGAGGCTACACGTTCGAGCTCACGCCCGTCGAGGAGAGGAGCGAACCACCGTGGTCAGCCTCATAGTCACCGACGCGAAGCACAAGCCGTTGCGCGCGGTGGACGACTACACGCTCGATCTCGCCTACGGCAGCGATGAGAATTCGTTCAAACTCACCTGCCTGCCGCAGCCGGAGGCCGGCGCGCTCGTCATGATCGACGGCACCGAATACGGCGGGTTGGTGACCGTGCGCAACACGGACGGCAGCGTGGAGGGCCCCACCTGGCATGGCCTGCTCTCACGCCGAATCCTCCAACCCGATACGGGTCGGGATTACCTCACCGTATCCGGCGCTGCCGGCGATGTGCTCAACATGTTGTTCAAACGCATCGGATTGGATGCGCTGTTCACCGCGTCCGCACGGCACGCGGTCACCATCGGCTCCTATTCGTTCGACCGGTATACGGACGCGTACACGGGCATCCGGAAGATGCTCGCCGCCAACAATGCGAAACTCCGTCTCATCTGGGCGGACGGGCGTGTGAACGCGTATGCGCTGCCCGTCGAACACTACGGCGACAGTATCGACAGTGATCTGCTCGAATTCAAGGCCTCGCTCGATAGCCAGCCGGTGAACCATCTCATCGGATTGGGCACCGGGGAACTCAAAGACCGTGCGGTCGTCCACTGGTACGCGGATGTCAACGGCGACGTGAGCCAAACCCAATCATTGACCGGATTGGCGGAACGTCAGGCCGTCTACGACTATTCCAACGCGAAACCCGACGAGCTGAACACCGAGACCAGGAAGAAGCTCATCGAACTGCAATCACAGGGCGGCGTCGAGGTCACCATAACGGACAACACGTTGAGCATGGACGTTGGCGACACGGTCACCGGCCGTGACAACCGGCTCGGCATCACGCTCACCGTGCCCGTGGCCAAGAAGATCGTGAAATCATCCGGAGGCATCCTGTCCGTGGACTACGAGTGCGGCACCGCGTCAGGCGATACGACGAGCCTCAGCGGCTCCGCGGAATCCAACGGCTCCACCGGTTCGGGCGGCTCCGGCGCGTACTACGCGGACGGGGTCACCATCACCATGCGCAACAACACGTTCAGCGCGGTCGTCACCCCTTCGCGCGTGGACGACGTGGAGAAAACAGCCAAGGACGCATACACGCTCGCCTCGAACTATTCGGCCGAAATCGGCAAGGCACAGCAGGATTCCATCGCCGCCATCGCCGCGGCAGCCATGAACGTGGCTTCGATAACCACGGCCACGCCATTGTCCGCGAGCAGGAACGGCCAGGCCGTGCACATCACGGCAACGGAGGCCACGGCCGGAGGATCCGGGCTCATGAGCGCCGCGGACAAGCGGAAACTCGACGGATTGGAGAACTACGCGCTTCCGGCCGCCACCATTGCCACGTTGGGTGGAGTCAGACCTGACGGCAGCACCATCACCGTCAATGAGGATGGCGTCATCACCGCGCACGCCACATCGACCGGCAACGGAATCCTGTTCCCGGTCGGCTACGTGGTCATGAACACCACTGGCTCGGACCCGGCGAATGATTTCGGCGGCGTCTGGGAGGAACGGCCCTCCCTGGGCGCGCACATGTGGGAAAGGACGGGATGACACATGAAGACACTGGGCCGTACATGCCTGCTCGAGGCGAACCTCATCCTCGTGGCCGGCGTCACCAACACCTATCGCCTCAGATGGCTGCGCAGGGTCACCGACAAAAACGGGGTCACGGTCGTCAGACCCATGGACCTGACCGGGTGGACGCCCCACATGCAGGTCCGCCGCGACGGGCTCACCGTCATCGACCTCGCCCCCTACACGCTCCTGGACACGGACGGGACCATCACCATCCGCGTCCCGGACGAGGCCACGCAAGGCCTGCCCGCGGGCGCGGGCGCGTGGGACCTGCTCCTCGAAGACCCCTCGGGCGACGTGACCCGCCTGGCCGCCGGGCCCGCGCTTGTCGAAACCACCGTGAGCGACACCGAAAGGAGTCCGCATTGATCCGCGCATTGGACGGCTGCTCGTGCGACGAGGGGCCGGTAATCATCCTCGAGGACGCGGTCATCGGCGACGTGAGCATCGTCTACGCCACCGACGCGGACATCGACAACCTGTTCCCAACACCAACCGCAGATAAGGAGGAACACGATGGCTAACACCAGCAAGGTCATCGACCTGGACCGGCTCGCCCGGTTCAAAGCAAAGCAGGACGCGGCCAACGACGCCAAGTTCGCACTCAAGGGCGAAGGCGGCTCGATCGCCACGGCCGACAAGGCGGGCATCGTCAAGCCCGGCGGCGATTTCGACATCACCGAGGACGGCACCATCAGCCTGTACAAGGCGATGGGCATCAACTCGCTCACCGTTTCCCCATCGCAGGCGGAACGCGGTTCGACGGTCGCGGACGTGACCGTCGCATGGAGCCTGTCCAAGACGCCGAAATCGCTCACCCTGGACGACAAGGCGCAGGACACGGCATCCAAGGGCACGACACTCTCCGGCGTGAACCTCAAAGCGGACAAGACGTACACGCTCAAGGCCACCGACGCGCGAAACGCCGTCGCCACCCGCACCGCCGACGTCGCTTTCCGCGACAAGCGCCACTGGTGGGTCGCCGTCAGCCTCGACGCGGCGGGAGTGACCGACCAGATCATCAACCAGGCGACCGGCGAACTCGCCGCATGGTACAGCAAAACGTTCACCCTGAACGCGGCGGCCGGGCAGCACATCTACTACGCGTTCCCCGCGTCGTGGGGCACGCCCCGATTCTTCGTCGGCGGCTTCGAAGGCGGCTTCGCGTTGTTGAAGACGTTCGACCACAAGAACGCGAGCGGCGCGACCATCAGCTACGCGGTCTGGAAATCCACGAACGCGGGTCTCGGCAACACCACCGTCGAAGTGAAGTAAAGGAGAACCCTGATGGCAATCGAACTGATCGACACGCTCGCGCCGAAGAACAACGGCACGTTCCCCATGGTCAAAGCCAAGGATGTGGACGTCGACGGCAAACGACTCCCCGAGAAACTCAAGGAGCTCGAAACGGCTGCCGGAAACATCGAGACCGCCACCGACGACGACATCAACAACCTGTTCAACCCCAGCAGCAAGTAACGAAAGGAAACCATCATGGCCACGAAATTCATCAACCTGAACAACCTCGCCACATTCCTCGCCAAACTCAAGACCCTGTTCGTCGCCAAGGAACTCAAGACCGGCAGCCCCAACACCTACAAGGTGCTCTCCGACAACAACCTCACCGACGAACTCGTCACCAAGATCCAGAACGCGGGAGACTCCACGTTCTCCGGCGCATACGCGGACCTGACCGGCAAGCCTTCCATCGGCGGCAAGGAGATCGCCAGCGGTAACCAGACCGCGGCCAGCCTCGGCCTCGCCACCCCCGCGGACGTGACCACCGCCGCCAGCCAAGCGCGCACCGGCGCCATCAACGACGTCAAGAATCTCGGCTACCAGACCGCAGCCAACGTCAACACCATCGTCACCGGCAAGGGCTACCAGACCGCCGCCCAGGTCGACACCATCGTCACCGGCAAGGGCTACCAGACCGCCGCCAACGTGGACTCCAAGGTCAACGCCGCGAAGACCGAACTGCAGAACTCGCTCGGCTCCGCATTCCGCGCCAAGGGATCCACGGCATTCGCCAGCCTGCCCGCCCCCGCATCCGCCACCAAGGGCGACGTGTGGAACATCACCGACCAGTTCACCACCGACGACCAGTTCGTCGACGGTTCAGGCAAGACCCTGCCCGCCGGCACCAACGTCGTCGCCGTGGCCGTCACCACCGGCGACACCACCGTCATGAAATGGGACGCGCTCACAGGCATGATCGACCTGAGCGGCTACATGCGCAAAACCGACCTCACCCCGGCCAGCGACGCCGAAATCGACGCCCTGTTCGCCTAAGGGACCCCGGCCATGGCGGAAACATACGTCACCCTCCACGGCCTCGCACGGGCGGTCACGAACCTGCTGCAACGCACCAACACGCGCACCATGTTCACGGCCGCCCACCCCATCGGCGAGATCATCGAAACCACCCCCAACCTCGACCCCAACACAATCGGCGGCACATGGACACGCCTCCCCGACACCATCGGCCGAGGCCGCCTCTGGAAACGCACCGCATAAACGTCAGGAGAACACATGACAGTCGAACTCATCACCGGCTTCGCCGGCACCCCACACATCGGCAGCGACGACATCGGCGCATTCCAAGCCGGTCTCGTAGGCCCCGGCGACTACGCGCTCACGACCGGTAATCAGCTCAAGGCCACCATGAGCAACGCGAACACCATCGCCGTCCAATCAGGCGACGCCGTATTGAACGGCCGCCATGTGCACCTGACCGGCACCACCACCGCCACCGTGCAATCCGGCACCCAAGGCCAGAAACGCAACGATCTCGCGGTGCTTCGCTACACGAAGAACACCACCACCGGCGTGGAAACCTGCTCAATCGTGGTCCTCAAGGGCACCCCCACCACCGGTACCCCGGCGGATCCGGCCCACAACACCGGCAGTATCCTCGACGGCGTCGCCACCCACGACATGCCCCTCTACCGCATCCCGATCAACGGCATCACCGTCGGCACCCTCGTCCCGCTCTTCAACGTGCTGAAACCAATGAAGGACGTGTGGGATTCGCTAACCCCGCTGCATCTCTACACTGGCAGTGGCGTCTATAAGGATGCCGGT